CCACAGGTTCGCTGATCTGCTTGGCAGTACCTCCTCCAGCACAAACGTCCAAGGCATAGCTTACTTTGACACTGATGCGAAGGAGGCACTGATCGTCTTCGTCAACGGCAAGGTTTACTCTATCAACTCGAGCGGCACAGTGAGCAACATTGCATCTGCCGCTGTTAAGGTGAACAGCACCACCGCAAGAGTCTACACCGCCCAGGTGGCAGACAAACTGTTCTACACTAGCCACAACGGCAATGACCGCATCGGAGAGATCAAGTGGGACACTAGCTCATCTGCGTTTGTGGTGACTGAGTTTCCTGCTGCACCGACAAACTCCAAGTACATAGTCAGCAACAACTTTCGAGCGTTCGCATACCAACCCAGCGATGATCAGATATACGTCTCTGACATCTTGGCTCATGCTGGCAGCACAACACCGTTCCCAGCAGGCAATGCGTTCAAGGTTGGTCTTGGTGACCCGGTGACTGGGCTGGCAAGCTGGGTAGGCTTCAACGTGGTAGTGTTCTGCAAGAATAGTTGCTATGTGGTGGACACAGCACCAGTGCCAGCAACGAGTGGCGCGTCTACCCCGGCAGCTTCCACGTTTAAGATCAGAACAATCTCAGCCTCCACAGGTTGTGTGGCTCATGGCTCGATAGCGCAGGTAGGTGAAGACTTGTTCTTCTTATCGCGCACAGGAGTCAGGTCAATCAGACGCACGATGGAGGAAAACATGGTGGCAAGTGACGTAGGAGTCATCAGCTACCCGATCCAAGATGTCATCGATGAGATCAACTGGGCAGCAGTCGAGAATGCCACAGCAATCTTCTGGAACAACCGCTACCTACTCTCAGTGCCAACCGGCACCAGCACGGTGAATAACACAACACTCTGCTACAACACCAACACGCAGAGTTGGACAGGTGTTTGGCAAGGCACTGTGAATGAAGCAAGCGGCACACCGGCAAGTACGATCAATCCGTATCAGTTTGTGGTGACACAGTTCAGCGGAGGTAAGCCTTACCTGATTAGCCTGGACAAAGTTGGCAACCCACTACAGTTCCGCGATTTTGTTGAGGACATCAACCTGGTGGACACTGACTTCCAAGACAAGACCACCACAACATTCGTTGACACCGGGTGGCAGGCAGTCACCCGCGCATTTACTTTTAACGAGCAGGTCACCACGAAGGATGGTGAGTTTGCCGAGTTTGAGTTTGACCGCAGCAACGCTGTGATCGACATCGGAGTCATTCTTGATGGAGCAGAGCAGACCGACAACCTGGCAGATGAGCTTGATACTGGCACAGGAGAACTGAGGCTAAGTTTCACACTGCCGTCTACGCTTGGCAGCGGGAAGCTGAACAGATTTAGGTACTCGATGACACAGTACCCAGAGTTCCGCGAGTTGCAGTTTAAGTTTCAGCAAAGCGGCACAGCAGGAGCAGACAGTAAGTACTTGGCACTGCGCTCAATCCACGCAGGAGGCTTTTTAAATAGTGTGGGGGTGGAATCATGAAGCTGAAGTCGCCAAGTCCCTCACCGGAAGTTTTGCAGCAGGTGTTTGGTGCAGCATCGCTAGGTGACAACGATGCGTATGACTACATGCGTCTTTGGATCAAGGCCACCAGGTTGATAGATGACCTGTTTGACGAGATTGGTGACTGGGCTGAGGAGAAGACCTACCAACTCGCACAGACGCTTCTGGTTGACCTGCCTGCTAACAAATTTTTTCACGCACATTCTTCTGCGTTATTGCCTCACCACCTCACCGTGCTGAACGCATGGCGAGACAGCAATGAGTGGAAGAAGTCCGAGGAGAAACCTAAGCAACTACATGCACATGTCATATGCGAGCAAACGGCAGATATCTTCATCTTGGTGAGTTATCTGACTGGAGGATACGAGAACATGAGAAACAACAGTTTGAAGATACGAGAACTATTCTTGAAGGAGGAATTTTAGATGGGCGGTTGGTTCGATTCTGGAGACGCACCTGATCCACCAAATGTAGCAGGTGCCAACGAGGCAGGAGTCTGGGCTGACGCTAAGACTTTAGGCATCAGGAAGCTGATTGCTAACGCAGCAAAGTTTGGCAAGAAGATCGATCTTGTGGTTCCGAGCTTTGATGCCTCGGGCAACAAGACGGGAGAGGAGAAGGTGACTTATGACTTCTCTGGTTTCAGTGACGCAGATTCCACCCGAGCAGACCTGGAGTTTGCCAGGGAGTCAGCAGACAAGATGGCTGCCACGATGCTTGATGTTCAGAAGAAGTATGGAAAAGAGTTTATTCAGCAACGCATGGAGGAACTGAAGGCAGCCGATCCGACAGGCTACGAGGTTAGGCAGATGCTGGGTGAGGCAGCCAAAGAAGATTTAGCACTAGGATCGCAACTCTCACCGGAGATGAGGAACCAGGTTGAGCAGCAGGAGAGGGCAGCACAGGCAGCCCGAGGTAACATCTACGGATCGGCACCTGCTGCCGCTGAGGCTATGGCAGTCGGAGACGCAGGATTCCGCATGAGGCAACAACGCCTGGCGAATGCTGCATCGTTCCTGAGCGGCACAACTCCGGTCAGTCAGTTTGGCCAGATCAGCGGAGCGCAGGGAGGAGCATCACCGTTCAACCCGGTAGGCATTCAGTCAGGATTAACGCTGAACCCCAACGCAGGTGCCCAGGGTCAGCAGTTCGCGATGAACACCTACAACCAGCAGATGAACTATGCGGCACAGCAGCAACCGATAGGTATGCAGTTGTTAGGCATGGCAGCAGGCATTGGTGGCCAAGCGGTAGGAGGGCATTTCGCCGGGAAAGCTATGAATCCGAATCCAACTTGCCACGTTGCCAGAGAAGTATTTGGTAGCGACAATCCAGAGTGGGTGATGTTCTTCGAGTGGAAAGAACTGAAAGCACCTGCCTGGTTCCGCAAGTTGTACAATCGCTACAGTGAGGTTGTGGCTGAGTTTATCAGCAACAAGCCAAAGCTGAAGAACGTCATCCGTAGCTGGATGAGGAGAAAAATAGCATGAGCGCAGGATCAGCATTTGCGAGTGGGCTAAGAGCAGGGCAAGCCATCTACGACAGTGCCGTCAGGAACGCGATGGCGCGGAAGCGTTTGGACATGGCGCGGACAGAGTTCAAGTACCAGCAGGAGAGAAGGAAGCAACTGGTCGAGGACGAGGTTTCTGCCACAAATGCGTTTGGTAAGTTGGTGGACTATCTTGGTGCAGGAGAGTTGGACTTTAAGCAACCACAGGACAGAGAGACCTACCTGAACATACTTGCAACGGTTGAGCCTGAGATCAGCAGAGACCCGGCTACGTTCAAGAGATATGAAGCTTTCAAGAAGACGTTCGAGGAGAAGGAGAGTCTGCCGATATTCCGCGATCAGCAACGGAAGATAGCCAACATCGGTCTGACTTGGGATATCAACAACCCAGGAATGCCTCGCCCAGTTGTCAAAGACGATGAAGGCAACGTCACCGGAGAGGACACAAACAAGATGCGCCTCGACAATGACAAGGTCGAGGCACAGAGGCAGCGTCAACTGAAGGACATCGAGTTTGGCGGTGGAGGCATGGAGAGATTCTTTGGCTCAAACCCAAGCAGTCTGTCGCCTGGCTTGAGAGAGAGGTACATCATATTCCGCAATGACTACTTTGACACAATCAAGCAGGGAGGCAAAAACGAAGACATCATCGAGGCATCATCTGTTTGGCATGAAAAGCCCGGAGCAGATCAACAAAAAAGCCTTGGTCAGTTCAAGTTCACATCTGACAGAATAGCTGAACTTAAAGAAAAGCTTGAAGGTCAGACTACCGGCCCGATTGCGGGAGTGTGGAGGAAGTACAAGGCTGGATTCGGATTAGATGACAAAGCCCGAGAGATCGAGGCACAGATCACAAAGATCATACCCGGCTTGGCCCGAGGAGTATTTGGCGAGGTTGGAGTTCTGACTGACCAAGATGTCAAGATGTACTCCAAGACTATTGGCAACCTAACAACACCGGAGGAAGTCAATGACGCTTTGACCAAGGCAGCTATGGACATGGTTGCAAAAGGCTTTGAAGACAAGTTGGTCACTATGGCGAAAAGTAGAATGAATGTATCAGGATACTTGAGCCAACTCAAAGATGTCAGGTCGAAGCTGAGGACAGTTTTAGGAGAGGAAGAAGAAGAACCTGCCGCAAGCGTTGAGGTTGATAACCTACAACTAACTGACGATGGTGAACCAGTCATCAGCGAAGAGTTGGTAGAGCAGATGCGAGCCACAGGTGCAGACATAGTCGAGGTGGTAGACCAGTCAACCGGCACCAAGCGCAAGATTAAGATCAACAGAGTTAAAGCACCTGCACCACAGGCACCTGCTGCTCCAACACCAAACCCACCCGCAGAACCTGTGGACAAGGCTTTTGATGCTTTGTTTGGCCCCGGCTCGATAGACGCATCTCAGTCTGAAGTGACTACTGACACAAGAGACAGAAAGCAGCAGATTGAGACTAGGATCGGCTACTTCCAAGAGTTGCTTGATGAGCTAGGCAGACCGCGCACCAGAGAGTCAAAGTCAAAGAAGGAGAAACGCAGGAAGTACCAGAACGCTATCCAGAAGAACAAAGACATCTTGAAGACACTCTGATGGCTGACACGCTGAAACCTGATCCAAGTAAAATCGCTCGCCGGTTGTCATCCTCGACAACTGGGGGTGAAGAAGTTTTTGAGTATGATCTCCTAGATTACGAACCTCAGCCTCTGCCAGAAACTGAGGAGGTCGAGTACGAGGAGGTCATCGACTACATCGACAGAACTGGCAAGAAAGTCGAGGTGCCTGTCTACAACGAGTCAGGCAAAAAGATTTACAGACCCACCTACAACGAGCAGGGAGTCATGACTCATGACGAGCGTGGCATCATGACGTTTGATGAGTGGAAGCGCAAAAGCGAGGAAGGCGTTGACTGGTGGCCGATAGCCAAGGAGGCAGTCGCTGGGTTGGCCCGAGGCTTTACCAAGATACCTGGCAAGATTGAGAAGGAAGGCTTCATGGAGGCATCTGCCAACATACCTGAGTCATTCCTGGCAGCCACAGAAGGACTGAAGCTGATCGGTGGAGGTGTTGGTAGATTTGTAGCCAAACCGTTCCGCAGTGATGAGGAGGAGGATGCTGCTGAGTACGCTGCCTACAAAGAGTTCGGCAATCAAATCTTCAGGCAGCTTGAGCTACGCAAATCGCGCATGGGCGATGTGGCTAGGTTGTTTGGTGCTGAAGACCTGGCTGCCGTTTACGATGACGGCATTGACCCGGAGATAGCTGACTCTCTCAGCCTTATCTTCGACCCAACCTACCTAGTCGGTGGAGGCTTGGTGAAGGTTGGTGCGGTAGCAGCAAAGCAGGCACCCAAGGTCACTAACAAGTACGCAAAGAAGCTGATCGAGGCAGCCGGTAAGGCAGCAGAGACTCAAGCGGCAAAACAAGTTGGTGAGTTCCTGGCCAAGCCGGTCACATCTACTGTCAGCGGGATCGGCACTGCCACAGAGAAGGTTGGCCGAGGTGTGCAGAAGATAGGTGAGGCAGGTGCTAAATTCGCTGAGAAAGCACCCAAGGCAGCAGGAGCAGCACAGGTTGCAGTTGGTGCTGGTACTGGTGCTGTGTTGGCGCCAGAAGGACAGGAACTGACTGGTGCGCTTGGTGGTGCTTTTGGAGGCAAGTATGCACTTAGCTCAAAGACAGTCATCGGAGCGGGTGAGAAGATCGAGAAGAACGCACAACGCCTTGGAGGAGCAGCACAAGCCGCAAAGATCAACTCACTACGGACTAGCGGTCTGGGCACAGTTGCCAAGATCAGGCCGATGCGCGAGGAGGTGGCAAAGCAGTTTGTCACCTTGGACAACCGAGTAGCGAACAGGTTGCTATCTGAAGCAGGCAAGTTGGCTGACACTGCTGTGATAGGTGCAGGCATGGGGGCAGGGATAGGTTCTTTCATGCCGTATGACCCAACGAACCCTGGCTACATTGCAGGCATGGCACTGGGCACACTGGCAGCACCTGCTGGCATGTACTCAGCGGGGGCGTTGAACCAACTTGCCAGAGTTGAGTTGGCCAAAGGTGTT